TTTGGCTGAGCAGCATAGTTACCATTTTCTAAGGCTATGACGTGGGCGCATTTTTGTTCTGCCGGAATCTCTGAATGGTCCGTATCAACTATATTACTCTCTGGGTGAGCCCAGTCAACTGTGAAAAGATAGGTACCATGATACCATTTCTTATCTTTTCCAATATATTTTCCTGATTGGCTTAGAAGGATATCAAAAGTACTAACACTAGGATAGTAACTAAAACAATTCCAAAGCTCCAACTCGTCAAGTCGCATCCGAGGAACTTTTTTGACATCAAAGCCCCTTTGTATGAACGCAGAGATTGGCAGGCGGTAGAATACAGCTCCATTCTCCATAATTGCATGAAAGAGTATCGCACTCCCTGAAATCGATGCCATCCCAAAGATGACACAGTCTTCAGCTTCTCCCACATGTCCGGAAAGGTCATAGAGATATTCTCTCCTTACCTGCGCGTAAGTGGCAGGAATATTCGCGTTCAAGTAAGCCATTCAACATAGAACTCCTAGATTGAAATTATAATTAGAACAATAACTACAGCTACAGCTATAGATATTTTTTTATGAGCTAATGCTAATGCCCATAGTTGTTTTACTTTTTCCATAGTTCCTCCTAATTTATATTACCCCAGTTTTCGCCAGCTTCATAGTCTACCTTATTTGGTACTTCTAGCTCAACTGAAGATTCCATTATTTGTACTATCTGTCTTGCTTCTTTATCATCTTTTACGGAAATATCCAACTCATCATGTACTTGTACATGAGGTATAATTCCTTCTTTATGTAGATCAATCATTGCTTTTTTAGTCATATCAGCTGCTGATCCTTGTATTAATCTATTCAATGCTTTGTAAGTGTATGCTCTTCTGATCCCTGGTCCGTGTTCCAAGAGCGCTTGATCATGTGGTAATGCTTTATGAATCCCAAACTGATTCGGTTCCCATAAAGGAAAACGACACAGTCTTCCTAGCAACGTACGAATTTTACCTGAATCCTGAGCACGTTTCATTGTTGCATCCATCAGTTGTTTTACAAAGGGAACTTTAGCATGATACGTTTTAAATAAATCTTCGGCCTTAAGTTTACTCACTCCAAGTTCAGCCTGTAATTTATTTTTTCCCATTCCATAGAATAATCCTAAGTTAATTGTTTTGGCTTGACGTCTTGGTATGTCAGCCATATCCGCTACAATCTTATGAAAGTCTGCATCTTCATTTTTATAAGATTCAACAACTTCATTCACCCCATATAAATTTTGTAATGATGCATAATGCACAACGAGTCGTGGTTCCTGTTGATTGTAATCGAAACAACCCCAGGTACATTTTTCTTCTGGAATAAATAAGGATCTGATCCGTGGTCCGAGCTCCTTGTTCCTTGCTGGAACCTGCTGTAAATTTGGATTATTCATACTGAATCTTCCTGTCACGGTTCCTCCACCTTCGGATCGAAGTTGGTTAATTTCCGCATGAATCCTACCTTTTTGGCTATGTTTGAGGATGGTATCAATGAAGGTTGTATGAGCTTTATTAATTTCTCGTGCTTTAGCAATACACTTCACTACGTTGTGAGGATGATTCGCTAAATAATTTTTAGTAAAAGAAGGTGCTTGAGTCTTAACGGTTCGCTCATAAGGTAAACCTAATTTATCAAAGACTTTGGCAATGGATCGTGCAGCCCAGATCTGAACATCTATCCCTGTACTTACTAACACTTCACCTAACATTTTTTTCTCTTGTTCAACTAATGTTTTCTTTTCGATCATGGCTTGTTCTTGATTTACACGCACACCAAGAAATCTCATATCAACTAGACATGGAAATAATTCCATTTCCATTTTAAATATAGATTGAATATCTTGGTGAATAATTTCTTTTTTTAATTCCTGCCACAACTCCAGTGTGAGTTGGGCGTCACGTTCTGCGTAAGCCCCAACGTACATTGCTGGAAGTTTATACATTTCAGCTTTAGGATCGACTCCCCATGATTTTGCTGCTTCGTATAATGCAGATTCATCTTTACCTTTACCTACATAATCTCGTCCACACCCATTTAAATCATAACGTAATCGATTCTCATCACATAAAGCTGCGGCTATCATGGTATCAATAATACGTCCATTAATTTTTAAACCTAATGCACGTAACCAACAGACATCATACATTGCATTATGAAAAATTTTATCTGAAGGTGTTTTTAAAACAGCAGTAAGCCATTTGATAATCATCTTGCGATCCATATTACCTCCGCCTTCATGAGCAAAAGGATAGTAAGCGCAGAAATCTTCGGTTGCTACCGAGACTCCTACGACTTCACCCACTCCAACAACCGAACCTGATCCCATTCGTATATTTAAATTCGGATCTTTAGTTTCTAAATCAATTGCTATTTCGCAAGCCTGCGTTAAATCAGGAAATTCCTCTGGCGGGAGCCACTCTGTCTGTGGCTTGAAAAGAGGCATTTGCATTAGGAATAATCCCTCTCAATAATCATATCAATGTAATGTTTTGCTTTTTCCAAATCTTGTACTTCTCCTTTATGTGCGTGTCTGCAGATATATTTAATAGCATTTCCTTCTGCAAAAAGCAATTTATTATCATTGATAAATTTACTGGGTTGAATCTTCATATCTTTATAATGGGATCCCCCAATTTGTTTTTTATAAACACTCATAAACGAAATGATTTATAAATATCTTTTGGTCTAACAATATGTAAATGATCCTTGGTTCGTGTTGCACCCACATAGAATAATCGATTCTCATCATCAGGATTTCTTTCGTATCCTTTTTGTGTATTTACACTTAAATCACTCAGCAACACCACGTTTTGTTCTTCTCCTCCCTTGACACCATGTATCGTTGATAATAAAATACGGGGTTTTTTATTTAATTGTTCATTATTACTTCTCATTTTTCTAATATATTCCACCTTTCTAGAGGAAGCATCATCTAAAGCTTCATACCAAACGGCTTCTGTCTGTAATCCAAAATCTTTTTTCAATTGAGCCATGTTATAAAAACTATCTTTTACCATTCCAAATATTTTTTCTTTTTGTAAGTTTCTTGGGCTTATAAAACTAAAAATTTTTTCTATTTTATCATATTCAAGAGAAGCGCCTTGACGTAATTTTTCCCAATTGGTAATGGAGTCGTATAAATCTTGTTCATACGAACGTTTGAATTTATTTTTATAGAATAATCCTTTACGATAAAGTACTTCTTCTAAATCATTTAACATAAATTTAGTACGCGCTAGAACTAACCATTGTCCTTTACTCATGTCTATATTGTCAAAATCGGGGTGACGTGTTAAAGATCCTTCCGCCAAGCGTGGGCTCCAGTTTTTTTCTAGTCGATTTGAAACTCGTCCTATAAGACTGAGAGCAAGATCATGCACCTTTCGAGGGACTCTAAAAGATTCTGTTAAATTTAAAAATTTTCCTTTTTGAGCATAAAACTATCTACATCTGCACCGGCCCATCTAAAAATAGCTTGATCGTCATCTCCAGCGATAAAAGAATCTCTGGTTTTATTCCAAATTGCTTTTGTCATGTCCCATTGCATTAAAGATAAGTCTTGTGCTTCATCAACAAAAACTACTTCAAATTTAGGAATTGCGGCATCTGATTTTGTAAACTCTAAAATCATGTCATTAAAGTCTATTAAGTTGTATTGTTTTTTATAATTGTCTAATTCATTTGCAATAATAACTAATTTGTCATACTCAACATCTTGGTTGTGTTCTTGTAAATTAAACTGTCTGTCCAATGGTATATTTCTAAGTTTTGCTAAATTAATGATACGTAAGTAATCACTTTTAGTTGTAAACAATCCTGTTTCTTCATCATCGTAATCATTATAATCTAATGGAACATTTATTTGTCTACCAAGATCTTCATAATGTCTACTTTGCATAACACTATTTTTACTAATTCCTAAACGTCTAAATGCTAATGAATGTAAAGTTCTAAAATAAGGAAGATCATCTTCGGATAAATTAAATTTATCCATTGCTCTACCCTTAGCTTCGTTAGCTGCTTTTTTAGTAAACGCAAAATAACCCACTTTATCTGGATCAGTATTTTTTAAATAATCTTCTACTTTATTTAAAAGAGTCCAAGTTTTTCCTGTACCTGGTGGTCCTAATACTATTGTTTTCATTAGTACGGCGCCTCTTCTTTTAATACTTTTTGATTATATGTATCTTTTTTCTTATCAAATTCTGTTACCACAAAGACTGATAATTTTTCTTTACCTAATCTTTTATCTTCACAACCACATTTTTCTTTTAACATTTGTCCTGTTCTTTGATAACCAACATCCCATCTACGTCTCATTAAAAATTGATGATAAAATCTGTCAAATACAAAATGATGATAGCCTTCTGAAGTCCAAACCCCACCTTTTTTAAGATCATTTTTATCTGTAGATACTTGCCTATTTAAACAAAACTCTTCTAGATGGTTATTTAATTGATCTTCTGTACTCATTCCTTCTGCAGGCTCTGTGACTTCTGCATTATTTAATAATTGATTTGTAATTAATACCCAATCTTTTTCTTTTATAGGAGGAGGTCTAAATTTTAACTGTACCATACATGCTTCTTGAAATAGACTTTGTTGTCGTAGGTATTTAACATTCTCTAAATATAATCTTTCTCCATCTACATTGAGATAATAGTAAGGATCTTCCAGATCTATTACCTGTAAATCTGTAAGACCTGGAAACATCGTATCCTGTCCTATTCCAAATTTTCTTGTTCGACATAATGTTTTATCACACATACTACACATTGGTTCATCGTTACATTTATATCCCCAATCTTTTTTTTCATGTTGATTAGTGATTATTGAAACTTCTGAATCAGACAACGGTTTTTCCATTGCTTGAATGTTAAACATTGTAATTCTACTCTTCCATTCACTTGGCCATTTCTTTTTTGCATAAACACCATAATGAAAAAGAGTATTGTTTCTGCCTCCTTCTCCAATTTTATTTTGTGCTAACACCTCTATGCACGGAGGCCCGTCAGAAAATTCTGACTGAGGCCTCTGCACTTTTATGAAACCAATATCTAGTTGTTTTACGTTATTATAGATCTCATAAAATTCTTCTAAATTTGCTGCTGTGCCATCGTCTTTAAATGCGTATCTTGTTGTATCATCACCATTAAAGTATGGTAAGTTCAGGAAATTTCCTGTATCGTCTTTTGATTTTAATTCTGTTTGTTTTGGAAATACTTCAGATCCACCATAACCCAACACAGCTTTTATCTGTGTAAGTTTATCCCTCATTGTTTTTGCTTCTACATAATCGTTTGCAAATAAAAATACATGAGCTCCACCAGATTTAGATCTAAATACTACTAGTGGTAATTTTAATAATTTTATTTTTTGAATTAATTTTTTATGATCAAATCCTGCATAAGAATCTATGTCTATACAGCCCCATTTACACTTGTTATCATCATTTATTGGAATAATACCTAAACTATTTGTACCTTGTAAATGTTCTCTCCAATGATTCTCTGTGACCTGCTCTCTTTTTACAAAAGATTGTCCTTTTACTTTTTCTCCAATCCCATTGGATTGGTTAATCTTGGTGTACCCGTGAGCACGTTCTAATCCTGTAAATATTTCTTTAAACTTATTCATAATTTTTTAATGGGCGGATCCACTCTCGCTTCTCCGCCCATCTTCTAGAACTAGTACGGTGTACTAGAATTAATCTCTTCAGATCCGTGTTTAACTTTCACTAAACCTTTGCCATTTCTTTCAGCAAAGTTTTTAGCAATTTGATAAACACCTTTATCTGTAACCGGACCAACTTTAGATACATCCCATCCAAACCATGTTCCTTTGTCGTTAGACATTTGAACAGTCTTTAGATTATAAATGTGGCTATATGTTGGCGGAGTGAATAAGCCATTTTTCCCTTGTAGCTTAAGACCCATCATCATTGAGTTCCATTTTCTACTCACTTTTAATTGAGTAGCTTTCATAGAAATTAATGCTGTTGATGGACTTTTGCCCATAAGAATCACAAAGTGATTTGCAGTATTTTCCAGATAATTACCATTTGGTAATCTATCTTTCCAAGACTTATCGCGAGTAGTTGTACTCACAATATCACTATCTGCACTATGGATTGCTACAGGAGCATTTCCAGATTGACCTCTGTCCTGCCATTCGACATATTGTCTTTCATAATGGACAGGTATAACATTTATACCTTTGGCTCCATCATAAAGCTCTTTGGTCACTGTGTTTACAATCATTCCAGGTTCTGCATCATTAATAAACTTGGCATTTTGTTTATTAACTTCTGGAGATAATTGTCCCAAAACTTTCAGAAATGGTAATGCAAGATCATCTTGCGTCATATTCTGAGAGCCTGCATTTGCATCAGCTTCGAACATAGTCGTAGCTACTGCACCTGCTTCTTTTACTTGTACTTGGTTCATGTTTATTGTTTCCTCTTTATTGTTGTTTTATTTCCAACGAATACGTTGAAAAGTTCCGTTGGCATTTCTTTACCTGCCTCAATACGTTCACGGACTAACGCTTTAAGAGTCATGGGTTCAACCTTCAACTTTTGTGTTGGCTGAAACCCACGCTCTTGTGCAAGAACAGCATAATCAGCTGCCTTGTTATCTTCGTTACGACCAAAAGACACGGATATCTCATTTTTGATTATATCTCCTAGTCCATTGTTACGAAGCCAGTTAAACGCCGCTTCTCTATTTGCTATAGTGATGTTGGCGCTATAGTGCGACTTAACATCTACAGAAGATCCATCCATAAGTTTTAAATGGGATAAACCCATCTCAGACATCATAGTTGGAATTACTTCTCCTGATAAATGTTCTAAATTTTTTTTCTTTTGTTTTAAATCTTTTTCTGCATTTTCTATTTCTTGATTAAGATTTTCCAATCGTTCAACTTGATCTGCAAGAGACTGAATATTTTCTGTTTTAGTTATGACCTTTGCTTGGTCCTCTTCAAAATTAATCATCTATTTTTCCTTTCTCGTATAAGTTAATTTCAATAGGATAATATTGTTTTTCTTGTTTATCCCATTTTAGTAAATTGTATTTACCATTTGTCATGTCAGAAACAATAGAGCATGCCACACCTATAATTGCAGGATCACCTGTTAATAATAAATAATCTTCTGATCTATAATCTTCTAAAGATTTTCTTAATTTAAAAATTAATGGACCTGGAGAAAAAATTATTTGAGAAAATTCCGGTAATAGAAATTTAAATTCTCCATATTTAGACGCACCCATAATATTTATTTTAGGCTTGCCCGATTGGGTACCAGGAATTTCTTGTATGACGTAAACTATTTTTTCTTTCATACTTGACAATATAGTGATTCATTGTTATCTTGTCAACTAGAAAGAAGAAAAATTATGAACTATAAATTTAAGACCAAACCTTACGCACATCAAATTACTGCGTTAGAAAAATCGTGGAATAAAGAAACCTATGCCTATTTTATGGAAATGGGTACAGGAAAATCTAAGGTGCTGCTCGATAATATCGCAATGCTTTATGATAAAGGCAAAATTAATGGTGCTTTAATTATAGCTCCTAAAGGAGTTTATAAAAATTGGTATTCTCAAGAGATACCAATGCATTTTGTTGATCATATCAAAAATAAGGCAGTATTGTGGCAAGCCAACATAAATCAAAAGCAACAGATAAAACTTAATACTTTATTTGAAACAGGAAATGATCTTCATATTCTTATTATGAATGTAGAAGCTTTTTCAAGCAAGAAGGGTGTTGATTTCGCCTTTAAATTTTTGAATTCACATGAAACTTTAATGGCTATTGATGAAAGTACAACAATTAAAACTCCTTCAGCTAAACGAACTAAAAATATTATTGGTCTATCTAAACATGCAAAATACAGAAGAATTCTAACAGGATCTCCTGTTACTAAATCCCCATTGGATTTATACAAGCAGTGCGAGTTCCTTGATCCGTGGCTCCTAGGCCATGATTCATTTTACTCGTTCCGTTCACGATACGCTATTATGAGGTCAGCTAACTTTGGTGGTAAGTCTGTGCAGCTCGTTGTAGGCTATAGAAATCTACCTGAATTATCCGAGAAACTTAAACCTTTTTCAGATCGTGTTTTAAAAGATGATTGTTTGGATCTTCCTCCAAAAACCTTTATGAAACGAATTGTTCAATTATCCGCAGAACAACAAAAGGTCTACAATCAAATGAAACAAATGGCGCTAGCGGAAATGAACGGAAAAGTTATAACCACGGCTACGGTACTAACGCAATTAATGC